GTATCTTTCACGTAATACTTTAGCTTATTCTCTGTCCGCTTGAGCTTTACAGAAGCTTCCTCGAACCCCTCCTGATCTCCTGCCGCGTCCAGCATCACACATTCCCGTTTCTGCTTTCGCACTTCCCTCTCAAGAGCTCTCTGCACCTGTGTCTGCTTATACAGCTTATCATTAGCATCCATATCTTCTGTAGGAAAATGTCTCTGCACATTTACTCCCGGAACAAATGGCCATTTATGGTGTCTGCAATTTATTCCAAGAATCCCATCCGGTTCACCATAACTGGATGAATTCCAGGGATAATATTGAATCTTCTTTCCGTACAGATCTTCCGTGTAGCCACTCCCATTATTCAGGTCAAATATCTTACCTTGGTCCTTTGCGCATTTGGGGCGTGCACCGGAATGACTGTCAATCTGTATCAAGTGACACCCGGCATCTCGTATCCTGGCGTCCTGAACTTCCTCGGCTGTACTTCTGGCCGTATTCCTCATAGCCATGTTCACATAGGCTTCTGGGGTCCACTCTCGCCCGCGCTTATCCACGAATGCCGGAATTCCTTTATCATTCAACTGTCTGATGCACCGTCTAACCGCCTGCTGTCTTGACTCAACACCACTCACCACTCCTCCAGCACCACTGTTCAGAATGTTCCATGCCTCCTGCGCTATATTGCTGACGAGACCCTTGTATTTCTCAGATGCCTTGTACAACATGACTGTGTTGCACATATTCAGCGTATCTTTCGCCTGTTTTCGGAAGCTATGCACTACACGCTTCACGTTCTTGCTCTTATCAGCCTGTACAGTTTCCTCAGCGAGCCCCCGCCTTGCCATGTATCGGAGTCCTGGTTCCATATTGTCGATAGCATCCTGTGCTGCTTCATTCAGCATTCTTTCAGTTGCAGTCTGACTTAATCCAGACATCTTGGCAATCAGCCGGATATTTTCCTGATTAAGCTTTCCAATCTCAGCCAGCTTCTGCATCAGCCACCTGTCAGTATCAATGGGTTGCTCCCACCCCTGTAGATGTCTGGCGATATTCTGTAATATTTGAGCCTCTAGATCAATATAGATGCCGTCCACAGGTTCTGCAAGCTGTTGGTTCTCCAGTATATTCACAAATTACCACCTACTCCTTATCACCTGGATTAGGCGCTTTGCCACTCTTAGAATCATCGGGTTCTTGATTCTCCTCACCCTTTTTCTCTTCGGGTGAATCGTCCTCCTCGTCCAGTTCATCATCATCTCCTCCTGTCCAGTCAATATCCTGTCCGGTAATTTGATTGTCTTGCCTGATCCGCTCTAATTCTTCCTGAGCTTCCTGTTCAGAGCACTTGTTAATCTCCATGATTGCAGTAAGCTTGGAACGAAGACCTGCATTCACAAGCTTAACATTCTTATCAATGAGTGAGTTGCTATCCTCAATGATCGAATCGTCAAAATCCACTGTTGCTTCAACAGCTTCTTTGGTATCAAGAAATGACACTGCACGTACCATGTTGATAATCACATCTTCAATCACAATGCAATGCTTCTGACGATTCTGATACAGATCTGACTTGTCCGAAATTACTTCAGTTGCAGTTTTAACTCCACCAGAATCATACCGGTATCTCCCAGCTCCCATTCCAACTTTGAGACTTAGAAGATCCAATGACTTCTGGATGCCAAGTTCATGCTCCTGCGCCCGGATAGTCATATCAACCTCGGTCAGTTGATTATTTCCGTTTCTATCCTCCGGAAGCAGATAATACACAGTATCGTTAGGATCAAAGGTGGGGCTGACTGTACCATCTTTCTCCATCTGCACTCTTGCCTGACTAATTGGAACCATGATTCGTTTACGTCCTAGAACGAATTCATTCATGTAACTGTCATAGGTAAGATCGCAGCCTTTTACCTCATCAATTCCATTAGCGTATACAGATATTCCAAGAGGACTGTCCAAATCTATATTGTTGCAAATATTTGGTGCCACAATCTGAAACAAGGGTTCTGTACTTCCTGTTGATACCAACTCTTCGATATCCTCCGGAGTATCAGTCTCTTTTCCGCTCTTCGCATCAATATAAACGTTCTCGATGTAATACTGCTCATCATTTTCTCCGTCCTCGGTTTTCCCGAATCGATGCAGTTGCAGATAAATAACTTCTTTTCCGTCTAACATCCTTGATGTTCCAAATGCACATTCTGTAACATCTCCATTATCCCAAGATAGCGGATAAATCATATCCGCTCGGATATAATCTATGATCACTCTGTCATTTGCATCTTTATATTCCACAAAAGCTCCCGTTCCAAGTGCAAATGCTTTTTCAATCAGCTGATTACCCTGTTTAGAAAAGTTATTGTATCTAAGTATTTTTGACAACTGTTCACTATACTTTCCAGCTTTAATGGACACCTTTTCGTTTAATAACAGATTTGCCCAGTCCTCACAGACCGTCTTCGCCATTCCGAGTTTATAACGCTCCTGGTTTGTCATAACTGCCCCGTTATACAACTTATAGTGGTGGAACTTCTCAACATCGTTCTGATACCACTCTAGCCATTCATCAATGTGGTCATATGTTTCATCCGGCACCGCGTGATATCCTTTCTGTACCAGATACTCTTTTACTTTCTTGTATGTGCTATCACTCACGTTTCCACCTCCTATGCTGCTATATACATAATTTCATCTTGTATGCTCTCTGTGCTGTATTCTGTGCTGTCCAGACTATCAACATTCATCTCGCCATCATCCAGTCGCACATCCATATTCTTTTTCTTCTCGTCATATACTGCCTCTTCAAATGCTGCAATGATATGTGTGCAATGCTTCATAATCTTCCATCTGTGCTGTGCTATCAGGCTATTGTAGAATGCTATCCGATCATTAATCGGACCTTTGATGGCATTCTTAATATCAATTACCACATGCTCTTGAATACATGCCGTTTCCAATCCTGATATCAATGTCTGCTCTGCGCTATCACAATATACTTCATATGTCTTGTACTGGCTCTGCGCCCTCCGAACAAAATCAATGAAATCATCCTGCAACTGCTTCGGATTAATGCGCTTCTTGCAGTAATATTCATCCAGCACAACCACCTGTTTAAATCCTTTGGTGAAGCCTGTCAGGGTAAAAGAATGAGCCGACTTCGTACCACCAAAATCGACTCCTATTACTGCATATACTATTTGATTTTCGTCCAGCCACTTCTGATCAACAAGATAATCTTGTACACAATCTGCAAACTGTTGATAAATAAGTCCATCTGCCGCAACCCATTTTCCAAGAATGAAACGCTTATAGAATACACTGCCATGTGGCCATGCATTCTTATATTCTTCTTTACGTTTCGGAGAAATCGAGAAGTTATCATCCATCGTAAAATGCAAATGATATACTTTTTTCTGCTTCATAGCTTCTTCTGTCAGATACTCCTCACGTATAAAATGATGCGGTCCTGCCGGGTTGCAGTTCATCCAGAACTTCCAGCCATCCACTGAACATCTGGCAATTGCCTGATCCACAAAACTCTTTGGAAACAATGCTGCTTCATCAAGATAAGCACCGGCAGCAGTTAATCCCTGCAACGCATCTTGTGCCGCTTCTGTGTTTGCTCCGTACAGATAATATGTGTTTGTTCCAATCTCCAACCTCGCATCCGTTCCAGATCGGATGTATTCATAAGGCCATCCCCATGCTTCCAGCATTTGCAGCATCGGTCTGACCACATTTTTCTTTAATGCACCCATCGTCTTTCCGGCCAGGATAAATGACTCACCAGAGAACATTTCTTGTGACCAGGTTAGAAAGCCAATAATACAGGCAATCGTCTTTCCCGATCGGATAGATC